CCTCGCCACCGACAACCTTGCGGAAGATGCCGTTCATGGGGACGATGCGCTTAGTGCCAGTACGGCCAGCGAGTTGTTTGGTGAGTTCACTGACTCCAGCGGTTTGCAGGAAGTCGGGGAGGTCTTGGTTCAATAAAGCGATGTTGCTCATTTCAATTTTCCTTTGCGCGTCTAACAACCACGGTGTATGTGTTTTCGACATTCATTCCTTGCGGGTAAACGTCTGGATTCTCTTCAAGAAATTCCTTCATGTGTGTTTGATGAAGGCGCTTCTCTAACAGGCCAAATGCACTGTGCTTCTCTATGAAGCCGTACATCGAATCCCAATCATTCGTCCAGTACCGTGACTTAACCGATCGAATGACTGTGCCGTGTGGGGTGCGGATACTATCCGCATTGAAGGCTTTGCAGGTGTCAAGCATCTGCGTTTCAATGACGCCCATCTGTTCTTCCAGGTCGGCGCATTGCTGTTTGTATGCGGAGGTGAGTGTGTCCTTCGCGTCGCGTATCTTGAGATACACCTGCGTCAGCTTGTCAAGGGTGGGGTTCGGGGTCGAATCTTCCTGAACCGCTTCGTTCATTTCCATGTTAACTCCTGTTGTTGTGGGGATTAGTTTAGCACAAGATTGTACATTGTCAAGTCTCTTGTGAAGAAATTTCTTGACGGTACAAATCAATCACTTGCTGGTGGTTGGCGATGTTGCCCCGCAGTAGCGAGTACATCCGGGTTTCCACCTGACTGCCTGTGATATGCACGATGGTCATTGGGTTGACCTGACCGGGACGGTCGATACGGGCATTGGCTTGCAGGTACGTCTCTACGCTGGTGCAGGGAGCGTACCAAATAATTGTGTCGGCGGCGGTTAGGGTAAGCCCGTGGGATGCGGCCATTGGCTGGATGACAAGCACTTTTGGGTCGGGCTGACTCTGGAACCGCTGGACGATATCTGAGCGCCGATTAACCGACACCTCGCCGTTGATAACGTCACACGTTATGCCGTTCTTGGTTAGATGCTTGGCCAGCACTTCAATGGAGTGAGTGAACGGCACGAAGATCAACACCTTGTTGCTCGACTCGTCAACGACTTCCTGCACCACATTTAGTCGGTTGGATACATCAAAGTCCACCACTTCATGATTGTCGGTGTAGATGGAGCCGCAAGCGATCTGGAGTAGCTTGTTAATCTTCACAGCCGCATTGACTGCGGAGATTTCTTCCCCTGCCGCTTCGATCAGCATCTCTGACTTGAGCAGTTTGTAGAACCCCTTTTGCTGGGGCGTCATCGGGGCTTCGCGCTCGGTGAACGTCACCGGGGGCAGGTCCAGACACTGCTTCTTCTCAAAGCGTATGGCTGGCTGTAGGATAGTATGGACAGTCTGGGACGCATCCGGCTTTGGAACCCACCGATACATGCTGACCTTGTTCATGACCTTATCGCGGAACTGCCCAAAGAACATCGGCACACCACTGGGGTTGACCAGCTTTGCCAATCCGTAAGCATCCACAGGCGATTGAGCAGCAGGCGTTCCCGTGAGCATCCACAGTCCTTTGACGGCCCGTGTCAAATCCCGCAGGTCTTTCCAGCGCACAGTCTGGGCGTTCTTGTACGCAGATGCCTCGTCCACCACGATGAGATCAAAGCCGCCGTCCATGATCTGTTTCTTGATGATGCCGACACCATCAAAGTTGACGATGACGAACTCGGCCCCAGCATCAACAATCTCTTTGCGCTTCTTGGCTGAGCCATGCGCAATAGCCACTGTACGGTGGATGGCAAACTTGAACAGGTCAACTTGCCACGCTGACTTCATGATGGACAGTGGGCAAATCACTAACACTCGTTTGACCAAACCCAACTTCATCAAATAATCTACAGCCCAGATCACGGATGCTGTCTTGCCCGTGCCCTGCTCGTTGAAACAAAACGCTTTACGCTGATTCGCTAAAAACTCTGCTGTGACCTTCTGATGCGCGAACGGTGTGAACCCCGGGGGCCGGGGCCACTCATACTCTGATAAATTCATTTTTTCTTACGTTCCTTCGTACTGACTTCTGATACAACTTTGTGGTTTGACCCGCGCTTGAATGATCTATTCGTGCTCGGGGCTTCCAAGCGTACACCATTTTTATTGGAGCCGCCTTTGGACAGAGCCACGCGGTGCGCAACGTCTTTGCCTTCTCTAATATCTGCACGTCCGTCGCCGTTGGCGTCAGTGCTCTTGTTGTCGATCTTTTCTCTAGCGCGTTGGCGCTCCAGCCTTGACTTGCCTTCACCTCGGGCAAGCTGTTGCTCGTATTCCTTTTTATAGGGTCGGGGTTTGTTCACGTATGGCATTTGGGTTTCCTATGCTGTGGGTGTTGAGGTCGTCACGGGTCAAGCCAAACTCTGCGGGGGTTGCTTCCCATAAAGGGTTGCGCCCCTCCTCTTCCATGACCCTCATCATCTTACCAACTGCGATGCTGATCTCCATCAGCATGTTGGATTTCTGTTCGGCAAACTGCGTCTGCATCTCTCTGCGTACAACGTTGTGTACGATTTGGCCCAGTACCTCGGTCACTCGGCGTTTCAGTTCGCCCTCAAGAATCAGGGCGGTGTCAGTTTCTTCGTTTGTCATGTTTAACCCCTAAAAAATTTAATCGTTGTGTTGAAGTCCCGTGCGTATTCGATTGCGGCTTTTATTGTGTTAGCTGTCGGCACCACGATGCCGTAGTCATCCACGCAGTAGCTCTTGCCGTACACAGAGACAAAACCATCTCCAAAATCAAACATCGTTAACTCCTGTTGTACTCACATTGCCGCACTGAGCAGAATTTGCACAGGGGTCCTTGGACGGGGTTCCACACCCCGTTTTTCAGTGCCGCCTCTATACGGGCAACATCTTGCGCTGGCTTCTCCACGTACTTGGGCATCATCTCCCGGTAGTGGGTGGCCTTCACAAACTCTTTACTCACCACGAAGATCAAAGCTGACTTCACTTTGTTGATCTGCGGAAACTTGGCAAAAAGGCCAGCCGCCACAAGATCGAGTTGCTTGACGTCCGCATAACGCGCACTCTTGCTGGTCTTGTAGTCCACTGAGTGCGCCAACTGTTTCCCCTCGTTGATGACTACCAAATCGGCTATGCCATGCCACCATACATTCGGTGCGCTGAAATCGCATGACTCCAAACTCTTCGTTAAGCCCAACTTGACTTCGCATAGCTTCTCCCCTTGGATTACATCCAGCGTCTCCAGCACTGGCAACATGTACTCAAACGCAGGTGGGACGGGCTTGCCGTCTCGGATGTATTCCTCTGCCACAGTATGGGCAGTCTTGCCGTACAGCGTCGCCTGTGTGTCGGGCTCAACAATATCCTTGGCTATCTTGGTGTGATAGTACTTTTTGGGGCACTGCTGAAATGTTTTCAGACTGCTGAACGACCAGACAATGCTCATTTGTTTTCTTTCATTTCTTTAATCGCGTTCAGCATCAGCTTAACCTCGGCCATAGCTTTGAGCGTGTGCTCAATGGCTTCGTCATATCCACGGTCAAGCATCGCATCATGGGCGTCCTTTAGGGCGCGTTCTGCCATCATGCAGGGGTAGGCGTAATCAACCATCAGTTCTCCTTTAACAATCACCATAACTTTGTCCATATCCAGCCTCACAGTCCAGGGGTAACTCGGGAGCCCACGCAGGGCGTAGGCGCATACACAACTCAACAAACTCTTTGGCAGTTTCAGCCTCGGCTTCGGGCACGATGCAAGCGATGGCGTCATGCACTGTCATCACCACTCTGTACTTCTTGGCAATCAGCAACATCTGCTCACCAATCACGATACGGGCCAACGCTTGGCATACGTTCTCAACCACCTTGCCGCCGTAGATTCGGTTGGGGATGATTGCTCTGCCCTTCTTGGTGTCGTAGACGATCTCGGCCTTGCCTTCCTCATTCTCATATAGGCGCAAGTTCGGATACCGCAGGCGCAAACCATTGGGGAGAATAATACCGTTGTCGCCCTCAACCTTCAACAGTTCGTTCCGCCCTAAAGTGGTGTGCTGTTTCTGCAATATGGCTTTGAGGGCTTGACCCGCAGACTTCCACAGTTCGGGAATCATGGGGTACGTCAGTCGATATGTGTCAATAATCCTCTTCGCTTCCTCAAGTTCAATAGACACGCCAAAGTTTTTAAGTTGCGCTTGGAATTTAGCCGCGCCCATGCCGTAGCCTGCGCCGAGAATCGTCGTTTTACCAACGAACCTCTCATCCTTGGTAATTTCCGCAATATTCTTGCCGTAAATAGCCGATGCCATGATTTTGTATACGTCCTCGCCACGATCAAATGCCTCCACTAAGTCGTCTTGTCCAGCCAGCCACGCCAGCGTCCGTGCCTCAATCTGAGATGAATCAGAGTCCAGCAGTACATACCCCTTGGGTGCGATGATTGCGTGTTTCAAAGTGGAGTTACGCGGCAGGTTTTGCAAGTTCAGCTTGTCGTCCCCACCCCAACGCCCTGTGTGTGCGGCGTAATACCGCAGGGGTACAGGCAGTGCCCCCCGCTCGGCAATCCCAAGGAACCGCTCGGTGCGGGTCTCTTCGATCGTTGACTTTGTACCTAGCCGCGCAGCCACAACCGCTTGAACCATTGTGTTCTCGTGCTCCAGCAACGCCTTGAAGCCCTCGTCACTCTTTGCAAACGCATAGGTCTGCTTGCCCGTGGTCGGGCTTTTCTTCATGGGCGGCTCAACACCAAATGTTCTGAGCAGGTCAGCAAACTGCGGGTTGCTCATCAGCGTGTCTTTGTCGAAGTTGTCCAGCAGGTCTTCCTTGCGCTGGCGCTCTTTGAGCAGGTGGTCATGCAGGGTCAGCTTGTGCAACTGCAACACCGGGTCGGTGAACATCTGGACGGTCAAGTCAATTAGCCGCAACTCAACCTTTGGGAAGTTCTCGCTCATGGCATTGAACAGCGCCCATGTCAGGGTCACGTCATTCGCGCAGTAGCTTCCATAGTCGGCCAACTCCTCTGGCGTGAAGTCCTTGCGGAAATAGTTGATGTACTTCGCAACCTGTTCACCCTTGACACCCAACCCATAGTGGGAGGCTAAGACCGCGAGACTGCCGCCAACCTCAGTCCCATGCAGGGCGCGTCCCATGCTCAGCGTATCCAGAAAGCCTTTCGGCTTCATGCCAAAAATCCAATTCAGGATGGCCCCATCGAACGGCGCGTTGTGCGCTAAGACCAAATGATTGGACAGATCGAAGGGGGTGAGGAACTGGTGCAACTCTTGGTGGCTCCCGCTGAACCAAATGGGTACGCCATCGTTTATCTGTACTGCAACACCGATAACCTCGAACCTCGGGTCCCGAATGTATTCCTCAGTGGTCTGGGTCTTGAACCCAAGAGTTCCGCCATAGGCGGTCTCAAAATCAATTGTGAGGATGTTCACTCAAAAGCTTTCAAAGAGGTCTTTGCATTGGTTGCTCGGATTTGCTCGTCAACAAAATAGGATGAAGCGGTTGTAGCGGTTACACCCATACTACTACCCGTAATCGTATTACCTAGTTGTGCGGTGGTGTAGTAGCCGCCCTTGATCTGCTCTTCCATCTCATCTTTCAACAACTCGCGCATGACCTTCTGGTCAAACTCTTTGCGCCGCACTTGTTTCAACCCCTCGTGCAGTGCGCCCTTCTCGGGCTCGGTCATCACCTCGCGGAATTTATCGCCAAACATGAAGCGCCACTTTTGCGCATCATCAAAAAACTCTTCGGGGTTGGATTCCATGCGCCCAACCAATGCGCGTACACCTGCGGATAATTCAGTCATTTTTGTCCTCCAGTAGTTTCATCATTCCAGTTGCTGTTGTTTTGTCTAGCCTTGTGGCCAGTGTTGTTGATCTTCGTCCCCCCCATTCAAATCGGTACTCACTTCGATAGATGGTGTACTTGCCGTTCGCAAACCTCATTGTGTATTTTGGTTTTTGTGTAGAAAGTACAGCATCTACCAATGATTGGTACGAAAGTCTCGTCACTGCATGTTCTCCAGTATGGCTTCGAGTACGCCCAGTCTGAGACTCTCCTCGTTGATGACCAAGGTTCTGCCCCCTGCGGCTTCGATCTCGCGCATGTTCTTCTCTTGCAGTGCAGTGGTCGTGCCTTTACCCGCCTTGGCTTCTATTGCCAAGAATTCGCCGTTCACACAGCAGAGGAAGTCGGGTACGCCGCTGTTGCCGTAGCCAGTGCCGATCGGCATGGCGTAGTAGGCGTTGTGGGCTTTGAGGATTGCCTTGATCTTTGTCTTGACCTTGGCCTCGGGGGTGTTAGCCATTCATCACCTCTATGTAGCTAAACTTTTTGCCGAAGCAGTCGGTAATCACAACAGTGTCGTCACTCATGTACTCCACCTCACCCTTGTAGGTGTAGGCAGTCTTTGGCACGGCGGCATTACACATGGCAAAGCTACGGCCCAAGTCAGTCGGTCGCCACAGACCAGAATGTTTTGCATCAGGGTTTTTGCTTGGGATGCGCTCGACCAAGTTCCACCAACGCAGAGTCGGCAATTGGTTAGAACGAACAAGCCAGCGTGGGGCGGTCTCAGGCACATCCACCCATCCACGCTCATTGGCTCTTGCCTTGGTCAGCCACACCAGCGACCGACACATTGTTTCGTTGATGTTACGGGCGTATACCTTGCCCCATCGGGTGCAACAGGGGCAGTGCCCTCCATCACCCGCTATCGTGACACGCCATGCTTTACGTGCAATGTCTAAAGTGTCTAACATATAAAACTCCAGTTGTGTTCAAGCCCCCATAATAACACAACCTTGTACTTTGTCAACACCCAGACGAAAAAAAGCCGCCCGAAGGCGGCTAGGATTTACCCTTGGTCTAACAAATGTTAGATAGATGCTTTCTCAATGGCTCGGTCGATGTACCACTTGGCCTTCTGCAAGTCTTGCAGTCGGTTGCCTTTGTGGTCGGCGCGAGTGATGTACTTCACGGCATTGCCCAAGTGATACCCCAATGCCTTCGCTTCGATGAAGTCAATGGTCTCGATTCCACCTACCTTGTAATGGGCAGGATGATTCACCGGATCGGACTTTGGTTCTTCGGGCTTGACGCACTCAGGGTTGATCGTGTCCAGTACGGACTCGTTGCTTGAGAACACTGCTATCCGTTTGAATTTTCCTGCAAGGGGCTTCTTGGGTGCGCTGAGTATCATAGCCTTTTGCTTCGCATACTCTGCTGTTGGTACACCCAACTTGTTGGCTAGGGTTGCTTCTTTTACCGTCAACACAATTTTCCTCTTCTTCTTCTGCATCTCCTTGCGCACCATGTACGCAATCTGATACGTGGTGTTGAATTTCTTCGCCACCTCGTTGACGGTAGCCGTTGGATTGCCGTTGTAGTATTGACGCATCAGGGATGCGCGAGATACTTGTTTCACTTTTTTAGCTGTTGCCATTGTTTGCTCCTTGCATTTGGCTGTTGATGTACTCGGTAAGAATCTCTCTCATCTTGGCTTGCTTTGTATATGGATGGTGGGTGTTGAAATACTCCATCACCTCCTTCGATAGACGCAAGCTCGTGCAAAAAAGTGGCGGCTTCTTACCCAACCCCCGCCCCTTCTTTGGCTTTATCAGTTTCAGTTCCTCAATTCCTGTTGTCATTTGCTAACCTCCGTTGCTTCTTAAAAAAATACTTGATTGCCTCAATGCTTACGCCGAACCGCTCGGCAATCTCCCGCATTGATACCCCCTGCTTGTGTAGGCTCAAGGCTCTTCGCTCGTCGATCAATGTGGGCTTGCGTCCACTCCCCGGTCTTGCGCCGCCCTTCACGCCGCACCGCGCATTTCCCAACCCAAGAGGAAATAGTTCCATCTCGACTGCATCGCGGGGTTGGCGTACCTACCCTTCTCCATCTTGAAGTCGGTGTCTGTGTATCCTCTGGAACGCATAACTGCGTGGAATATCTTTTCTGGTCTCATGTGTTCTCCTTGATATCGTGTGCGGCTTCAATGGCTCGAGCAAAAGCAAAGGCAAGCCTCTCATCTGTCGCCCGTAGCGTCTGGTTTGTTGCTGTGATGTATGCCGTGTAGATTTCACCGTTCGTCAGCGGCTTGCGCTGTGGTGGGGTGGTGTTGATAAACTGTTCCAATTCATTTGCAAGTTCCCAACAAGTGCCAGCACTCATTTCGGATGGGATTTTCATATGCTGACCAAAATCAGATTTGCGTTTTAGATATTCAATCCATTCTTTCATGCGTTTAATCGCCACAGGCTCTTGCTCTGGCTGTGCCAAGATTACTTCAACTGCATCGTCATCTACTCGGTCGTCATAGCAAGCGCATCCACGTTCGTAACATGCTTTATCTATTCGTGTCATAGCTTCACTCCTTCGTACCATCCATCAACATAGGCTTCGTGAAAACCCCAAGCAAATAGCCAAGTCCAACTCAGCTTCTCATCGCGTGGGTAGTTAATCTTTGCCATCATCAGGCACAGTTCTTTACTCGGTGGTGGCATCATGTTTGTTCTCCATCTTGGCTTGCAACTCATCCATCTTTGCTTTCAGCTTGGGTGCGTACTGCCCTATGCTGATAAGCGTTGAATAAATTGTGTTGCGGTTGTATCCGTACTCAAGGTTCTGCCGCAGTTCAAGATGCGCTGACCCAAGCAAGCCATAGATTTCGTCTCGCTCTGCTTTGAGTTTCACAACCTCATGCTCCAAACCACGAATCACAATCTTGAATGCGGTGGCTTCACAGTGTTTCTCACAAGTGTTGTTGTTGTTCATGCTTCCCTCGCTTTCATCATTGCGTCTGCAATCTCATAGGCGTTCTTTGCAAGCTGTTCGTAGGATGAACCCACGCTTGTTCTTAACATCGCCTGTGCCGCAAAGTAATCGCGCAGGGTCATGCCATCTCGGTATCGGTCGGGGAATGCGGCTTGGACTTCTTCTTCATCACTCATTTCTTCATGCTCCTAACAAATGTTGCGAACGACTGCACAGTGTCACGACCGAACGGCCCTGTGAATTTTGTTTCCAGATGCTGTGCTATCTCTTCGATCGTGTCGTTGCGGTGCAGGTGTACAAACTCTGCGGGGTGTGA